AAAGGAAGCATACCAGTGAATTCTTTAGAACTAACATAGACGCCATCGCCACCCAGCGTAATAACGATAGCACCGATATTAAAATTACGACGAACAAGTTCACATTCATCGAAATCTTGCCGACCTGCAAATTCGAAAAATTCTTTTTTATTCAATTTTATAATATCCGCGCCGATGTACCGATGCAGTTTTTTCTTAGGATCAACAATAACCTTCACGCCAGCTTTTTTAAAATTTTCGATAATAGTTTCTGAATGGTGCAAATAACCTTTGTTGTAATCGGAAATAACAAGCCAATCGATTCCAATCGGATTGTATTCTGTAAAGTCGTTTATCTCATAGGTTTCGTTATCGCTACGAAAAACAATTCTATTATCGACTACGTAGCGCGTCTTAGTCGAACTACAACCACAGTCGAAATAAGGATCAGAACCCAATGATGTTAAATTGGCGATTACGTTCCAAGCACCACCAGCTCGTTTTACAACTTTATCTTCTTTGAAAATAGGGATTGGCGTTTCTGGAGATATTTTAGTATATGAACCGTAAATATATTCGTCACTGATACCATCACCAATAACATAAATCATTTTTGAGAATCTCCAGGTAATACGCGATAATTATCTTCAGCCGAATCAGCAGTTGAAACTTCTACAATAACAGAATTATCTTCTAGAGCTACCAGCTGGTGCGGAAGCAACGGTGGGTTTCTCCAAGTGTCTCCTGGATTTAGGGCGATTTCTCGAACGTTCGCATCTGACGTATCGATTATTTTAAGAAGAAAAGCTCCGTTCAAAACAACCCACGTTTCGTCTTTTTCCTTGTGAAAATGCATACTCATCTTAGAGCCAGCTTTTTCAAATTGAAGAAACTTACCAGCGTAATGCTCGTTAGAAGCGAAAATAGTTTCTTTACCCCAACCTTTTTCTACATCTGCACTCATGTTATATCTCCTTTTCATATTCTATTATACTAGTATTTTCAAAAAAGTAAAGCTCAAATTTTATAAATAATCAAAATAACACCATTGGGGAAAGGGAACCATGGCTGATAAAGATTTCGTCGTCAAGAACGGTCTTCGCACCGTTGGCAACACTATCGTTGCAAACTCTTCGCAGATATCTCTAAACTCGAATGTTGTCGTAGATAATTCGGCTTCTTTTACTGCCAATGGTAGTTCTGGGTCTGCTGGTCAATTACTAGCCTCCAACGGCACTGGTATTTATTGGACCACTCCGACGACCCTTACTGTAAACCAAGCAGCTCAATATTCTTGGACAAATACTCATTCTTTTAGCAACACTGTTACATTTAATGGAAACGCTGCTATCAGCACTCTTTCTGCGAATGGTGGGTTCGGTTCGGCTGGGCAAGTTTTAATTTCGGGCGGAACAAGTTCTAATGCTTATTGGGCTGCTACGCCAGTTAATGTTGCTGCTACATATAGCTGGACAAATGTTCATACATTTTCCAATACGCTCACAATAACAGGATCGGGCGGTAGGCTTTTTCTTGATGGTATTCCTATTACTGCTAACGGCAGCAATGGTACTTCTGGTCAGGTACTCGCTTCAAACGGTTCTACTGGTTCTCCTTATTGGGTTACTCCTGGTACTGGTACTGTTAGTCAGGTAAATACGGGTGTTGGTTTAACTGGCGGACCAGTTAGCACTACAGGAACGATTTCTGTAAATCCTAATACTGGTATCGTTGCAAATAGCACTGGCGTTTTCGTATCTAATACCTATGTTAATACTTCTTCAAATTTCACAGTAAACGGTCAGTTAACTTTTTCAAATGTAACGACGTTTAATTCTAACGCTGCTTTTGCTGCAATTTCAGCTAACGGTAGTTTTGGAACAGCGGGTCATGCTCTTTTCAGTGGTGGCGGTACAACAAATAACTACTTCAGTAATGTTGTAACTTCCGTTTCTGTTACAGCTGGCCAGATAGCTGCAACATACAGTGGCGCTAATCCAACTCTTGGTCTAGCAACCACAGCCGTAACTGCTGGTTGTTACGCGGCTCCTACTCTTTACGTTGACTGCTATGGTAGAATTACAGCTGCAGCTAATGGTTCTGCAGGTAGCGGAACTGTTACACAAGTTGATACAGGTGTTGGTCTTGTCGTAGCGGGTGGTGCGGACGCTAATACGATTTGCACCTCAGGAACAATATCCCTTGCTACAGCTGGTCCTGGCGCAGCAACTTATGGCGCTACGGGTGGTGGTGTTTCCTGTATCTGTGTTGATGCCTACGGTAGAATTGGCTCTATTACAACGCCAACATGCGGCTTCGCTACTTGCGGTTATGTTAATGGACAAGGATTTGTTACAAGCGCAGTAACTTCTTTGTCTGGCGGAACTGGCGTGTCGGTTTCTGGCTCTACGGGTTCAGTAACAGTTTGCATAGCGCAAGCAGTTGGCACAACTTCTAGTGTTCGTTTCGGTTCGTTTGGTGTCGGAACATCAGCAACAGGAACTACTGGCGAAATAGTTGCTACTGGAAACATTACTGCATACTATTCCGATAAAAGACTTAAAAAGTGCATCAATCCTATAGAAAACGCTCTTTGCAAAGTTACACAAATTTCTGGCGTAACTTATCGTAGTAATGAAGTTGCAGAAAAATATGGTTATAAAGACGATGGCGAACAAGTTGGTGTTATTGCTCAAGAAGTTGATGCAGTACTACCGCATGCTGTTAAACCAGCACCATTTGATACTGAGTGGATTAATGGTGTTTCGAAATCTATTTCTGGCGAAAACTATAAAACTGTTCAATATGAAAAAATAGTTCCGTTGTTAATCGAAGCAATTAAAGAATTAACAGCTAGAGTTGAAGTATTAGAAAATAAGGGCTAATTATGGCGTATCCAGACAACTCAGCTCAATTTACACCATCCAGTACGATTAGTTATAATAATATACGAAATATATTTTTTACTGGTTCTGGTGCGCTTTCAGCTTCCGATTTAACTGGTAAAGAACAGTGGTTTGATGCTAGTAGCCTCGGATATGGAGTATTTGGTAAAATAGCTAGTTATAATTCTGGTAATTTAAATGACATAGCTTTATCTGATTGGAAAAGTGTTGCAGCCAAACCATTTTTTAGATATACTATTGGTAGTTGGACAGTAGATTCGTCTGTTGATGTTGGTTTGCCTTTCACACCTTCAAACGGCGAAACTTTGTATGGGTTTTCCAGTTATGGATATAAATCTGATACATTTGCACCATTATCTTTTGGTAGTATAAGCAGTCCAACGGGGTTTATTAATTCTGGTACAGTATACTGCGAAGTTAGACAAATAATTTATAGAACGGCATTTGGAACGCTCTATATAAGGCTTTCTGATATGTTAAATTCTACAGTTCCTTCCTCCAGTCTTTTAAATAGTATGCGTTGGTATACTAGTAGTGGCGGTAGCGGTACTATGTACACTATGACTCCAATATCAACCACCTCAGATATTGCTTTTGAAAAAACAAGAATTTATGCATTCGGCGGTGATATAAGCGGTATTCACGGTACATCTGGTAACAAGTCAATTTTGATTTATAGCGCGTAATAAGGAATTTCAATGTCAGTACCTTCATCAAGAGCCGAGTTTAAAGAATATATTCTTCGCAGACTTGGTAAACCAGTTATCGAGATCAACGTAGACGATGATCAAGTCGATGACCGTATCGACGAGGCACTGAAGTATTACTACGATTACCATTTCGATGGCACCGAAAAGATTTTTTATAAGCATGTTGTGACAGAAACTGATATTGATAACAAGTATATTACGCTACCTGAAAATGTAATTGGCGCTGTAAACCTATTTCCGATCGGTCAGGGTCTTAACACCAACAACTTGTTTAACATTCGTTATCAGATCGCATTGAACGATCTTTATACGCTGACATCGGTTTCAATGGTTCCTTACTATATGGCGCTAACGCATGTTCAGTTCCTTGAGCAGATGCTTGTTGGTCAGCAACCATTTCGTTATAACAGACATGTAAATAAATTATATATCGACACTGATTGGAACCTTTTTAATATTGGCGACAGCATTCTTGTTGAAGCATATCAAATTGTTGATCCTGCCACATTCAATGATGTGTGGAGCGATCGCTGGTTGATGCGCTACTGCTATTGCTTAGTTAAGATGCAGTGGGGTAATAACCTTAAAAAGTATCAGGGCATGCAGCTTCCTGGTGGGCTTACTTTCAACGGTCAACAAATTTATGACGAAGCGAACGAAGAAAAGGAAGAGTTAGAAAGAGAAATGATTTACAGCTATAGCTTGCCAGCTACAGATATGATTGGATAACAATGGCAACGAATTTTTACTTCAATAATTTTTCTAGTTTCCAAGAGCAGCTGCTACTTGAAAATTTAATTATTGAAGCTATCAAAATTTATGGCGAAGATATGTTTTACCTTCCAAGAAACATTAACAACTTGGACAAGGTATATACAGCTGACGACCAATCATCTTATACGCTCTCATTTCCGATTGAAATGTATATTAAATCGGTTGATGGGTTTTCTGGCGATGGTAACTTCATGTCGAAGTTTGGTCTTGAAATTCGCGACCAAGTTGTATTTTCTGTAGCACAGCGCGTATTTAATGATGAAATTGGTAGTCAACTTTCGTTCTTGCGTCCGCGCGAGGGCGATATAATTTACTTCCCATTGAATAAAAAATGTTTCCAAATTAAGTATGTAAACAAGCAAGAAATGTTCTATCAGCTGGGTGCATTGCAAACTTGGGAAATGACTTGCGAACTGTTTGAATATAGTAATGAAGATTTCGACACTGGAATTCCTGAGATCGATTCTATTCAAACTCGTCTTAGCACTAATATTCTTGATCGTTCTATTACAGACGAAGATGGTTACTACCTGATGGATGAAAATGGTAACTATCTTGTTGAAGAAGGTTATAATTTAGAAACTATTACAGGTACTGGTGGTAACGACGCAATTCAAAATGAAACAGATGACTTTGTAGATTTTTCTGTTTATGACCCATTCAGTGAAGGTAGAATTTAATGTTTAATCAATTATTTTATTTCCAAACGATTCGTAAATACGTTACATTGTTTGGCACTCTATTCAATGAAATTTCAATTACAAAAGAAAATTCCACAACTGGTAGATTAGAGCAGCTTATTCGTGTGCCTATTACATATGCACCAAAAGAAAAAATGCTAGCTCGTGTTCAAATGGACCCAAACATAGATCGTCCCTCTGCTACTGTGCCACTTCCTTACATGTCATTTGAGATGACTAATGTTGCATATGACGGTGATAGAAAACTTAGAACTACTGGAAGAATAGCAGTAAAAGACACAGATAATGCTAACAAGTTAAAGTACCAATACAATCCTGTACCATACAACTTCGGATTTCGCCTCTATGTTTATGTAAAAAATGCTGAAGACGGCACTAAGATCGTCGAACAAATTTTGCCATACTTCACTCCAGATTTTACGGTATCGGTAAATTTGATTCCTGAGATGGATGTAACTATGGAAATTCCAGTAGTTATGAACAGCATTTATCAGGAAGATACATATGAAGGCGACTTTAGAGAACGTCGTGCGATTATTTGGACGCTAGATTTTACTCTGAAGGGTTACATTTACGGACCAATCAAGAAAAGCGCAATTATTAAATATGCTAACACTGTATTTTATGTACCAGGAGCTACTACGAATATCGAAGACGCTCCAGGAGAAACACCATATCATCATTATACGGTAATCACTCCTGGCTTGTTAGCTAATGGTAGCCCAACATCAAATGGTGCGGCGTCTATTAGTCCGCTGCTTATAGAAGTAGATGATGATTTCGGATATGTAATTGAAACAACTTATGGCGTATAATGGAAAAAAAGAAACCCGACCCAATTAGTGATGCATTGAATTTAACACCGCTTACTACAACTGATTCTGTTAAGGCGATTGTAGCTCAGGCTCACGACAACAGTGCGAAAAACGATTTCGAGTTAGCTCGTTCTAATATACACGAGGTAATTCAGAACGGCGTGTATGCGATGGAAAAATTATCGCAGATCGCCGACAGCAGTCAGCATCCCAGAGCTTTCGAAGTTTTAGCTAAACTCATGGATACGATGCTGCAAGCTAACAAGGATTTGATGGCACTACAGAAAGATATCCGCGAGATCGATGCGAAGGATACACCAACCAACGATCAGGCTAAAACAGTGACAAATAATTTGTTCGTTGGCTCGACTGCCGATTTACAAAAAGTAATTGAGAACATGAAAAATGGTGGATCTAGCTAATCTAAAAGGCTACAACGGCAATCTAAACCTAAAACGCTCGAACCAAAACATCGAGTGGACGCCAGACCTAGTTCAAGAATATATTAAATGCTCTCAGGATCCAGTGTACTTCACTGAGACCTATATGAAGATCATCAACATCGACCGTGGCTTAGTCAGCTTTAAGCTGTACGACTATCAGAAAGAAATGCTGAAGTCGATGCAGGAAAATCGCTTCAACATTATCGCTACAGCTCGTCAAGCAGGTAAGTCAACGGTAACTTGCGCCTTCGTCCTCTGGTACATTATTTTCCACGGCGAAAAGACAGTAGCATTGCTGGCAAACAAGGGCGAAACTGCTCGTGAAATTCTTGGTCGTATTCAGCTAGCATACCAGCATCTGCCACGTTGGTTGCAGCAGGGCGTGAAAGAATGGAACAAAGGCTCAATGGAGCTGGAAAATAACAGCCGAGTTATCGCCGCTGCCACTAGCTCCGACGCCATTCGTGGTTACTCTATCAACTTACTGTTCATCGACGAAGCTGCGTTTATTGAGAACTGGGATAGCTTTTTCACCTCTGTTTATCCTACGATTTCATCGGGTAAAGAGTCCAAAATTGTTCTTGTTTCAACACCAAACGGTCTAAACCACTTCTATGCTATCTGGCAAAATGCACAGGAAAAGCGCAACGGCTATGCACCGATTAAGGTAATGTGGCACGATGTTCCAGGTCGAGACGAAAAGTGGAAGCAGGATACACTGTCCTCTATGAATTTCGATTTTGAAAAGTTCGAGCAGGAATATTGCGTCGAGTTCCTCGGTAGTTCTGGCACTCTTATCGCTGGCTGGAAGCTGAAAGAGTTGGTCCACAAAACACCGATGACTCATAAGGATGGTCTATCGCAGTATGTTCAACCGATTCCTGGTCACAGTTACGTATGTTTAGTCGACGTTTCGCGCGGTAAGGGTTTAGACTATTCTGCGTTTCATATTATAGATGTTACTCAAATGCCATACGAGCAGGTTTGTGTCTACCGAAACAATATGGTAACACCGATTGACTACGCTGATGTTATTTTCAGAGTTTGTAAGGCGTATAACAATTCTTCGGTTATGGTTGAAATCAATGATATCGGCGAACAAGTCGGTCATTCACTTCACTATGATTTTGAGTATGATAACGTATTGTTTACTGAAAGTGCTGGTCGTTCAGGTAAACGTATCACTTCTGGGTTTGGTGCAAATGTTGATAAGGGAATTCGTACTACTAAAACAGTCAAATCAGTCGGCTGTTCAATCTTAAAACTATTGATCGAACAAAATCAGTTGATGGTAAACGACTTTCATACTATCGAAGAACTTGCGACTTTTTCCAGAAAGGGTCAAAGCTACGAGGCTGAGGAAGGGAAACATGACGACCTTGTAATGGGGTTGGTCTTATTCGCTTGGCTTTCCGATCAGCAATATTTCAAAGATTATACGAACATAAATACACTGATGAAATTACGAGAAAAAACTGAAGACGAAATTATGAACGACCTTACGCCTTTTGGATTTGTCGATAGCGGCGATGAAATGGCAGACATGATGGTTAACGAACCACAGGTTGGTAATTGGCTATTTAATGAAAAATTCTAAAAAAACAACAAATTATAAATAATTTGATGAAATTACCTTTTTTCCATGGAAGGAGAAACCAATGCCATTCCAAGTTAGTCCAGGTGTAAACGTATCCGAAATTGACCTTACTACGGTTGTCCCTGCAGTCGCTACTACTGACGGTGCGATTTCTGGTCTTTTCAACTGGGGTCCAGTTCGCGAGCGCGTTCTTATTGATAGCGAACAATATCTTCTATCCCGTTTCGGCTCCCCAACAAATGATAACGCAGAGACTTGGTTCACTGCTGCTAGCTTCCTTTCATACGGAAATAAGCTACACGTAGTTCGCGCAGCCGATTCTAGCGTTTTGTCTGCTTTTGCAAATACTGGAGCAGCTACTGCTAACAGCTTAAACACAGTTTTAAATAAAACCGATTACCTTGGTAAAGACGGAACTTTTGACGCTGACATTCAGTGGATTGCAAAGTATCCTGGGTCGTTTGGTAATTCTCTTCGTATTTCAGTTTGCGATACAGCTAATGGTTATACTTCAACTACTAATATGACTGCAGACGCAAATACGACAGGGACGTTTACAATTTCAGTAGGTAGTAACGGCGCTACTGTTGCTGTTTCAAATACTGCTAGCGGTAACTTGATTGAAGCAAATACTAACGCTCTTTCGTATGCAAGCGCTATAGCCGTAAACGATTTAATCGAAGTCGGTAACTCTTCTGTAGGCGTTCAGTATATGAAGGTAACTAGCGTCGGCTCGGTTACTTCTAACGCTACTCACCGTTATTTCTCAGTTTCTTTCAACGATCCGTTACAGCTTCATACTAATATTTCCCAAACTAGCATTGAGCGTTTCTGGGAGTTCTTCAATGTAGTTGATTCGGCTCCAGGAACTTCAGAATACGTTACACAGTTCGGAAATACATCAGCAACAGACGAAATGCATGTCGTAGTTGTTGATGCTGGTGGTAAGTTTACAAAATCCCCTGGAACTGTTCTAGAAGTATTCAAGGGTGTTTCTCGCGCTACAGATTCTAAAACAATTGATGGCGGATCAAATTATTATAAGACTGTAGTAAACGAGCAGTCAAAGTATATTTGGTGGGCTAACGATCGCTCTTCAGCAATTTCTAACACTGCTACTAATGTAACTAGCGCTTCTAACACTGCTATCATGAACCTTCGTTTCAATGGTGGTGCAGAAGTAACAACAGAAGCTAACGTATCTGTAGCAACTCTTGCTACTGGTTACGATTATTTCGGTTCGGCTGAAGACGTTGATATTTCTCTTGTTCTAACTGGTAAGTCCCGTGGTGGTACTAACGGCGAACAGCTCGGTAATTATCTCGTAGATAACATTGCAGAAACTCGTAAGGACTGCGTTGTATTCATTTCGCCAGATAAGGCAGACGTTGTTAATAACGTAGGAAACGAAGCAACCGCAATCGTAACATTCCGCAATAGCTGCCGCGATACTTCTTACGCAGTACTTGACTCTGGTTATAAGTACATGTATGACCGCTACAACGATCTTTATCGTTGGGTTCCACTCAATGGCGACATTGCTGGTCTCTGCGTTCGTACAGACAATATTAATGATCCATGGTGGTCACCTGCTGGCTTCAACCGTGGCCAGATCAAGAATATTGTAAATCTTGCTTATAACCCACGTAAGGCAGATCGTGATACTCTATATAAGTCTGGTATCAACCCAGTAGTAACATTCCCAGGACAGGGTACGGTTCTATTTGGTGATAAGACTCTACAAGCCAAGCCATCTGCATTCGATCGCATCAACGTTCGTCGTCTGTTTATTGTTCTTGAAAAGGCAATTTCAACAGCTTCGAAATATACTCTGTTCGAGTTCAATGATGCGTTCACTCGCGCCCAGTTCAAGAACCTCGTAACTCCATATCTTCGTGATATTAAGGGTCGTCGCGGTATCTATGACTTCTTGGTTGTTTGCGATGAAACAAACAATACTGGCGAAGTTATTGATCGCAATGAGTTTATCGGAGACATTTACATTAAGCCAGCTCGTTCTATTAACTTCATCCAGCTTAATTTCGTTGCTGTACGCACTGGCGTTCAGTTCTCCGAAGTTGTTGGTCAGTTTTAATAAATAGATGAGCACAAAGGAGCACTAAAATGGCATTTAATGTTAACGAATTTATTGCAAAAGGTTTGGAGTTCGGTGGCGCACGTCCTTCGCTCTTCGAAGTTCAGCTAACTGTTCCAAACCTTGCTTTTGGCGGAAATAGCGTTGACAAGTTTACTTTTGCTTGTCAAGCAGCTCAGTTACCAGCAGCTTCAGTTTCTCAGATCGAGGTTCCTTACTTCGGTCGTAGAATTAAGGTAGCTGGCGAGCGTTCGTTCGACAACTGGACTGTAACAGTAATGAACGACGAAGACTTCAAGGTTCGCTCGTTGTTCGAATTTTGGTCAAATAGTCTCAACTCTTTAGAATCAAACGTGCGCGGTATTGGTCTTGATTCTGAAAATTACAAGGGCGAGCTTCTTGTAAAGCAGTATGCTAAGAGCGGAGAACAAATTAGATCATACAGAATTGTTGGCGCTTTCCCAACTGACGTTTCTGCTATTGACCTAAACTGGAGTTCTACTGGAGCTGTTGAGTCGTTCACAGTAACATTCGCTTACGATTATTGGGTCCCAGAACTTGAGTCTGGCGCTGTAAATCGTTACGGTCTAGCAGTTTAATAGTATAAAATATATGATGCGCCTCTGAAACAAATACAGGAAGAGGCTGTATAGCCTCTTTCTTTTTAGGAGATTTTGATGGAATTATTCGGCTGGGAATTTAAGCGTAGAAAAGAACTAGATCCAATACCATCGTTTGCACCAAAAGAACAAGAAGACGGTGCGGTTATTGTTGCGGCTGGTGGTTCGTTTGGTACATATGTAGATCTAGATGGTACAGTAAGAACAGAAGCCGAGCTTGTTACAAAGTATCGTGAAATGTCATTACAGCCAGAGTGCGACTCTGCTATTGACGAAATTGTAAATGAGATGGTGTCGATTGATGAAGAAAAAGTTGTATCAATTGATCTTGACAATGTTGATGTTCCAGACAAAGTAAAGAAAGCAATTAGAGACGAGTTCGATAACTGTCTCAATATTCTCAATTTCAATAGACAAGCGTATGAAATTATTCGCCGTTGGTACACTGACGGACGTTTGTATTATCATGTTCTAATTGATGAAGCTGATCCAAAAGCTGGCATCAAGGAAATTCGTTACATTGACCCACGCAAGATTCGCAAAGTGCGTGAAATTGCTAAGAAGCGTGTCAAAGGTGGCGAGATGGCAGAAGCTGTCATTCAAAGAACTCAAAACGAATATTATATTTTCAATGACAAAGGTTTCAATTACGGCAACAAGGCAGTAGGTCCAAGTACCACTGGTCTTCGTATTGCTAAGGATTCAATCCTTCACGTCACTTCTGGTTTAACTGATACGCAGGGAACGATGGTTCTCTCGTATTTGCATAAAGCTATCAAGGCATTGAACCAGCTGCGTACACTTGAAGACGCGCTGGTAATTTATCGTTTGGCTCGTGCGCCAGAACGTCGTATTTGGTATATTGACGTAGGTAATTTGCCAAAGATGAAAGCAGAGCAGTACGTCCGTGATATCATGGTCAAGCACAAAAACCGTTTGATCTATGACGCATCAACTGGCGAAATCCGCGACGACCGCAAGTTCATGACTATGCTTGAGGACTATTGGCTACCTCGCCGCGAAGGTGGTCGTGGTACTGAAGTTACTACACTGGCTGGTGGTCAAACACTTGGTCAGATGGATGACGTTCTGTATTTCCAGAAAAAGTTCCTTCAAACATTGAACGTACCAACGAATCGTCTCAACTCTGATGCGTTGTTCTCGCTCGGGCGCGCGACAGAAGTTACTCGTGACGAGTTGAAGTTCAGCCGTTTCGTTTCTCGCCTTCGTAGTCGTTTTGCTACGTTATTTGTCAAGATGCTAGAGAAGCAGCTGGTATTGAAACAGATCATGTCAATTGAAGACTTCGCTCTTATTCAGCAGAAGATTACATTTGAGTTTGCTAAGGATAACTACTTCTCCGAACTCAAAGATGGCGAGATCCTCGACAACCGTATCAACCTTGCTCGCAACCTGCAGGATATGGTTGGTAAGTACTATTCGAATGAATGGTTACGTCGTGAAGTTCTCAAGCAGTCTGATGATATTATCGAAGAAATGGACAAGGAAATCGCCGAGGAAAAAGATAACCCGCAGTTTATGGATCCTTTGTTACTGCAACAGCAGCAAATGGATGGCGCGATAGGTCAGCAAGATTTCCAGCCAGAGACAACTACTGATAAAATGCCACAAGAGCAGGAAAATGGCAACAGATTACAAGATGCTCAGGCTACTTACGAATTATTGAAAAACAAAAAGAATCGTACACTAAAAGATGAGGCGGATTTAAAGTCTGCAGCTCAAATATTGGCTAAAAATAAATAATTGGAGATAATTATGGATAATGAGACACAAGTTTCTGTAACTGATTTATTGAATTTTGCACACCAGCAAAAGCCAACAGATTTTGAAGACGCATTTAAAAGTATAATGGCTGACAAAATGGTAGCAGCTATTGATGCTAAAAAGGTAGAGATTGCTTCTAGTTTATATTCTTCTACTGAAGAAACTAATGATGAAGAAGAAACTGTTGAAGCGGATGAATTAGAAACTGAAACAGAAAAACAAGAAGAAACACCAGAGGAACCTACAGATGGCGAAACAGCTTAAAGATATTTTGAAGGCAGCTAGCGACACCATTAAGGGTGTTCGCCCTTCAACTACAACCGATCTTTCGCTCGGCAAAGATCCTGGTGTTGACTACGATCCAAAAGCTAAGGACGAGCAAGATTTTGTAGCAAAGCATTCGGTTCAGAAGTGGGATGATCCTAACGGCAATGGCTCTGATGTTTTTCAAGCAACCAATGTTAACCACAGTCAGGTTTCTCACGCCCATGGTTACAAGCCACCAAAGGATAAAAAGGTAAACGAAGAGTCTTTTGACGAAGCGTGGATTGTTACGCATAAAGATGGCGAGGTAACAACCCACGCAGGACAAAAAGATGCTATGTCTGCCTCTAAAAAATCTCCTGGTTCAAAGGTTTCAGCTACACACGGCGCGATGGGTCAGAAAGCCCATGATGTTCTTTCGCCGCATCAGCGTAGTGACATGGGCACATTCAGCGCCGCAGGTTACACGCCGCCTGAAAAGAAAAAGAAACTAAAGGAAGCAGCCAAGTGCAATATGACTGAGGCTGGTAAAATGTGCGAAGTTCATGGTTTGAAAGAGTGCTGGAAAGAGTCTACACACATGAACAAAGAAGAAGTTGAGAATATTGAAGAGATGCCAACTCAGTATAGATCAACTGCTGGCATGGGTGCTAAAAGAGGTTGGGCTTCTAAAAAAGCAGCAAGAGTAGCTTTCCAAAACCCACAACCTTTGCGCGAACCAGGAACTAAGAGAGCAGACAAAGCTAGTGGCGACGCAGCTGTTGCTGCTCATTTAGCAAGTGGCGGTAAAATTACTCAGCTTCCACCTGGAAGAGCAAAGGGTGTTCGTAAAGAAGAAGTCGAGCAGGTCGATGAAGTATTGACCAAGAAGGATCCAGCATCAACTTGGATTCGCGATTTCATCAAGTCAAAAGATCCAAAGTTTGCTGGTAAGTCAAAGAAAGAGCGTCAGCGTATGGCTCTTGGTGCTTACTATGCAAAGCAGCGCAATGAGTCGGTTGAAGAGGATCTCGCAGTCCCACTACTTGGCGGCGATGACCACGACGAATCTGCTGAAATGGCAAAAGCACAACTCAAGGCACTAGCTGCTAAGGCAAATGCTCTTGCTGACCAACTATCTGACGATCTAATGATCGAGCCATGGGTGCAGTCAAAGATTGCAGTTGCAAAAGACTATGTAACTTCGGTTCACGATTACATGATCTATGGTGAGCACGATAAGAATAACGAACAAACTGGGCCAGACACCCCAATGACATTTCCTAATATGTCAGTGGACGTAAATACAGGACGAAACGTATGATACTCAAGTTACTAGGCGCAGAAATTGATATTGGTTCTACAGCAAACGCTGTTGCTAACTCAACTTTGGTTCGTGTAATCAATACTGGTGCTGCAGCTGTACTAAATGTTCAATACTCTAATGGCACTGTTTATGCTAATACTACTGTTTCAAATGTAGAGTATGTTGTCATAGAGAAGGCAGCGACAGATAAGTTGGTTGGTACTGGCTTGAAAGCCACACCAGTCGCATACAAATACTAAGAGGATAAAATGAAGCTCATTACAGAGTTAGTCGAAGAAGTTCAATATATCGCTGAAGCTAAAGAAAACGGCGATAAGGAACACTTCATTGAAGGTATTTTCCTCCAGGCTAACAGAAAAAACAGAAACGGTCGTATTTATCCTATCAACATCATGGAGCGTGAAGTTGAACGCTACATGAGAGATGTTGTAGCAAACAACCGTGCGTATGGTGAGCTTGGTCACCCAGAGGGTCCATCAATTAATCTTGACCGTGTTTCCCATATCATTACAGAACTCCGTCGCGATGGCGACAACTTTATCGGTAAGGCAAAACTAACAGACACACCAATGGGCAACATTGCGAGAGGTCTTCTAAAGTCAGGTGCCAACCTTGGCGTATCTTCACGTGGTATGGGGTCGCTTGTTCCACGCAAGGACGGTATTATGGAAGTTCAGGACGATTTCCGTTTGGCTACTGCTGCCGATATTGTTGCTGATCCGTCAGCACCAGATGCTTTCGTTAAGGGCATTATGGAAGGCGTCGAGTGGATTTATGACCCAGTTAAGGAAACATGGCACGAAGAGAAAATCGACAATATCAAGAAGGCTGTACATGAAATGTCGAAGAGCCAACTTGAAGAGCAAAAGTTTGCTATATTCGAGAACTATATCAGTTCTTTAGCATTCAAGATAAAATAAATATAAATAATTGTAAATTCCAGAGGGAGACCTTAAATGACAGACCAAGTAGAAAACATTGAAGCTATTGAAGAAGAAGTTCTCGACGAGGCTTCTATGGCTGCAGATTCTCTAAAGCCAGCTTCACGTTCGGGCGGTTCAGATCCTAAGTCAAAGATTGGCTATCTTACAGCAATCATTGGCACTCTTGCTGCTGCCAAGAAGGAAGATCTTGTGAAGTGGTACAATGATACACAGTCACTTTACGGACCAGGTAAGGATTGGGGCGTTGGCGATAAGTCAGGCGCTAATCAGGCTACTGTTGACATGAAGGGCGGTAAGGGTCCAAAGACTAAGGACGCCATGCCAAAGCTCTCTGTCAAGGAAGACGTTGAAGAGATGTTCAATGGTCAGGATCTGTCCGAAGAGTTCAAGGATAATGCTGCTACTCTATTTGAGGCAGCTATCAATGCTCGTCTTGTACTTGAGACTGCACGTCTTGAGGAAGAGTTTGAAACTAAGCTAACTGAAGCTGTTTCTTCTATTGAAGAAGAGCTTTCTTCAAAGGTTGATTCTTATCTCGACTATGTTGTTGAGTCATGGATCAAGGAAAATGAAGTAGCTATCGAGGCTTCAATTCGCAATGAGCTTGCTGAAGAGTTCATTGAGGGTCTCAAGAATCTATTCGCCAAACATTACATCGATGTCCCACAGGACAAGATGGACGTAATTGAAGGTCTTGCCGAGAAGGTCGAAGAGCTTGAGTCAAAGCTCGACGAAGTTATCGAAGAGAATGTTGCTATGAAGGACGCTCTTGTTGAGTCTGAGAAGAAGGAAGTTTTCAATTCTATGCTTGAAGACCTAACTCTTTCACAGCAGGAAAAGTTCAGAGCTCTCGCCGAGGGTGTTGATTTTGACGGCGATTTAGAAATTTATTCTAAGAAACTTTCGATTGTCAAGGAAAACTATTTTGCTGAGAAGAAGGCACCAGTAGTTACCTCGAATATCGAAGAGGAAACATTTGAGGGTGAAGCTGCGCCTAATACCGTGGCAGTTGATCCTGTAGTCAACCGTTACGTTCAGGCGATCGCAAGATCCGTCAAGAAGTAATAATTATAAATAACTTTATATCCTAGCTTTCAAAAGGAGACAAAAATGTATCTAGCTGAGGAAATTCAAAAGAAGTGGGCTCCAGTTCTTGACCACGAGGCTCTCGGTGGAATCAAGGACGGTCACCGCCGTTCCGTAACTGCAGTTGTTCTTGAGAACACTGAGCGTGCACTCCGCGAGGCTGGCGCTCATGGTTCTTACCAGACTCTAACTGAGACTGATTACGCTTCCAATCTTCCAGTTAACAACATGGGCGGTTCTTCGTCCAGTGCTGGTCAGGGTGGTATCGATACTTTCGATCCAGTTCTTATCTCGCTCGTACGTCGTGCAATGCCTAACCTCATTGCTTATGACATCTGCGGCGTTCAGCCAATGACTGGTCCAACTGGTCTTATCTTCGCAATGCGTTCGAAGTATAACAACCAGGGTAACGGTACTTCCAATACCTCGTTCGCTGGCAATCAGGCTAACGAAACATTCTACAACGAAGTTAACACTGCGTTCTCGACTGTTGTTGCTGGTAACTCAACATTCGGTCAGCAGTTCTCTGGTACAATCCCAGGTCAGACTAACACCACTCCACTCGTCAATACTGCAAACTATAACACTGGTTTCGGTATGTCTACTGCTACTGCAGAAGGTCTCGGCGCTCTTGGAACTGGTTCTGACGACTTCAACCAGATGGCTTTCTCGATTGAGAAGGTAACTGTAACTGCTAAGTCCCGTGCACTCAAGGCTGAGTACACTATGGAACTCGCTCAGGATCTCAAGGCAATTCACGGTCTTGACGCTGAGACTGAGCTTGCTAACATTCTTTCGGCTGAAATCCTTGCGGAAATCAACCGTGAAGTTGTTCGCGAAATCAACATCACCGCAGAGCAGGGCGCTGCCGACAACACCACTACTGCTGGTGTATTCGACCTCGACACCGACTCAAACGGTCGTTGGTCAGTTGAAAAGTTCAAGGGTCTTATGTTCCAGCTCGAGCGCGAAGCAAACCAGATTGCCAAGCAGACTCGTCGCGGTAAGGGTAACATCGTTATCTGCTCGTCAGACGTTGCGTCTGCTCTTCAGATGGCTGGTGTTCTTGACTACACCCCTGCTCTTAACAGCAACAACCTTCAGGTAGACGACACTGGCAACACCTTCGCTGGTGTTCTCAACGGTCGCCTCCGCGTTTACATTGACCCATATGCTGTCGGTGGTAACTACCTCACCGTTGGTTATAAGGGTTCGTCTGCATTCGACGCTGGTCTCTTCTACTGCCCATACGTACCACTTCAGATGGTTCGTGCAGTTGATCCAGGCTCCTTCCAGCCAAAGATCGGCTTCAAGACTCGTTACGGAATGGTCGCAAACCCATTCGCTGAGGGTCTTAACAAGGGCGCAGGACGTCTCGCAACTAGCACTAATAAGTACTATCGTCGCGTTATCGTCACTAACCTTATGTGATCTTTTAAAAGATCGGGTTAACCGACAAGATTGGGGAGCTTCGGCTCCCCTTTTTTGTTGACTTTTTCTCTAAAGCTAGTATAATCACTACTGTGCCCCATTAATAAATAATAGTAAACAACAGGAGTGCACTATGAGCGCGATTGACAAAACACCAGAAAATAAAAACTTTCTCAGTCCACTCAATTTTACGTTTGTTCTGAAAAGATCTCCGTCTTTAAATTTTTTCGTGCAAAAGATTAACATACCTTCAATTACTCTAGGATACGTAAATCAGCCTGGACCACAGTTAGCTATTCCTTATAGCGGCGATCACATTGAGTATGAAAATCTTTCAATTACATTTAAAGTAGATGAAGATTTCGAAAATTATCTAGAAATTCATAATTGGTTGACTTCATTAGGATATCCTGTTACACAAACTGGATTTGCTAGATTACAAAATTCAGATAAAGCTAGTGGCGAAGGAATTAAATCAGATATATCTTTGATAATAACTGATGGTTTAAAAAATCCTAACATGGAAATAACATTCAAAGATGCTTTCCCAATAAATTTGTCTGAGCTTATTTTTGAAACAGTAGACACTGATTTAAATTACGTAACAGCTACTACAACTTTTAAATATGCTTATTACGATATTGTAAAATTATAACTTTACTTTTCCTACAAAATAGAGTATACTTATCTATTATTGTGGAGAAGTAGATGAAACTTGAAGAGATTTTTGACGAGTGGAAAAAAGACAGCCAGATTGATAAGACTGAGCTGGGCGAAGAGTCGCTGAAAATTCCAAAACTCCATCATAAATACTATCAGGTATTCTCAAGCGAGAAACTGCTGCTACGTAAGCTAGAAGCTGATTATAAAAAGTTGAAACTTGAGAAGTATGAATTTTACACTCAAGGACCGAACGAAGATACTCGCGCGAAGGGTTGGGAGCTGCCTGCAAAAGGATTGATCCTCAAGGCAGATATCCCTATGTATATGGAGGCTGATCCTGATCTTATTAATTTATCATTGAAGATCGGCTACCAGCAAGAAAAGATAGATTTGTTAGAGTCAATTATTAAAAGTCTAGCCAACCGTGGATATAGTATTAAGACTGCAGTTGATTGGGCAAGATTTATGATGGGAGGCTAATTGGAAACTGTTCGTGTAGAAAAATATGATGATGTGTACATAAAGGTATATTGTGAATCAGGAACAGCATTTGAGATGAGTGAGTTTTTCACCTTCGATGTTCCTGGCGCAAAGTATATGCCAGCATATCGAAATAAAGTTTGGGATGGTAAGGTTAGATTATACAACCCGATGTCACAAACTCTATATTATGGTTTGTTACCATACGTTGAGAGATTTTGTCGCGAACGTCAGTACGAGATAGAATACCTCAGCGATTTTTCACACGAAGAGTTTTCAGTTGTAGAAGCAAAAGAGTTTATAGATACTCTTGGATTGACATTAGAGCCTCGCGATTATCAAGTCAAGGCGTTCGTTCATGCAGTTCGTAATCGTAGAACGCTGTTGCTTTCGCCGACAGCATCAGGTAAATCGCTTATCATTTATTTGCTAACGAGGTATTACGATGCACGCACTCTTATTATTGTTCCAACTACTTCTCTTGTTAGTCAGCTTGCTTCTGATTTTGCCGACTATGGTTTTCAATCTGACAAGCACGTTCATAGAATCTACTCTGGACAAGATAAATCAACGAATAAACGAATTACCATCTCAACCTGGCAATCGATATACAAACTTCCTAAAGAGTATTTCGAACAGTTTGAGGTGGTCATAGGCGATGAAGCACATTTATTCAAGGCAAAATCTTTAACTTCTATAATGAGTAAATTGAAAGATTGTAAATTTCGTTTTGGTTTTACAGGAACATTAGACGGCACTCAAACCAACAAGCTAGTTCTTGAGGGGTTATTTGGTGCTGCTAAACGTGTTGTTACAACTTCAGAACTTATTGAACAAAAACACCTTGCTGACTTTAAGATAAAATGTTTATTGTTGAAGTACCCAGATGATGTACGAAAGTTAATTAAGAGTTATGATTATCAGGGCGAGATCGACTGGATTGTGCGTTGTCCACAACGTAACAACTTCATCAAAAATCTAGTACTTTCGCTGAAAGGTAACACCCTGTTACTTTTCCAATTTGTTGACAAACACGGAAAAATATTATATGATTTGATTCGTAACTCTACGACTCGAAAAGTATTTTATGTTTCTGGCTCAGTTAATGGAGATGAACGTGAGCAAATTCGTAAAATTGTTGAGGGAGAAACAGACGCAATTATCGTCGCTAGCTACGGAACTTTTTCCACTGGTGTTAACATACGCAATCTGCACAACGTTGTATTTTCTAGTCCTTCAAAATCGAGGATAAGAAACTTACAGTCGATTGGTCGTGGTTTGCGTAAGTCAGAAACCAAAACAGAGTCCACGCTATATGATATCGCTGATGACTTTAGTATTAAAGCATGGCGCAATTATACACTTAATCATTTCGTCGAGAGAGTGAAAATTTACAATGAAGAAAAATTTCCTGTAAAGGTGTATCCAGTAAACTTAAAGGTATAAAATGGTTAAAACGAAAAAAGTACATTATGTTAATAACAAAACTCTTTATGAAGAAATGGTTAAGTACAAAAAAGCAGTAAAAGAAGCTGAAGCTGCTGGTAAAGAGAAACCGCGAATCCCCAATTATATTGGCGAATGTTTTATGATGATTTGTAATAAGTTATCAACAAAACCGAACTTTATGAATTATTCATACCGTGATGATATGATTGCTGACGGTATAGAAAATTGTATCTACTCTATTGATAACTTTGATCCTGAGCGTTCAACTAATCCATTTGCTTATTTTACTCAGATAGCTTGGAATGCTTTTATCCGTCGCATTCAGAAAGAAAAGAAACAATCTTACATCAAACATAAAAATTATGAAAACAACTTTATGATGGAAGAGATGGAAGATTATGCTGATTCTACTACCAAACATAAAATTAACGAGATCTCGTCTGAAATTATTAGGTCTTTCGAGCAAAAATTAGAGTTGACTAAAAACTTGAAAAAGAGTAAAATTGGAGTAGAAAAATTTGTAAAGGATGATGAAGATGAAAAACTTACACCTAATCCCAGTTAACATTGTTGATCTAGTAGAAAAGCTAAACGATAACACCGTGCGCGAGAACGAACGTAACAATTACGTTTTACGTATAGAAGCTATCCGCGACTATTGTGCTGCGGCATTGGCAAAGAATCATTCTAATTACAAACCAGTACTTGCTGATAAGAGAGTTAATCGTACTCGATGAAAATTGCTCTAATCACAGACACGCACTGGGGAGTGCGCAATGACAATATCGCTTTTATTGATAATTCTAAACAGTTCCTTTCTGACCTATTCTTTCCTACACTGGAAAAAGAGGGGATCAAAACTGTGGTTCATCTTGGCGACCTCGTTGATCGCCGCAAGTACATTAACATTAATACAGCTCGCCGTCTTAGAGAAGATTTTCTAGATCCTCTCGATGCGATGAACAAAGAAGTTCATTTTATTGCTGGCAACCACGATACGTATTTCAAGAACACAAACAGCGTCAATGCATTGCGCGAACTCGTAACTGACAATTACGAGACGTTCATTGTTCACGATCAATATCCGAAGGAAGTCGACTTTGATGGCACAATCATTCTTTTGATGCCGTGGATCTGTGATGATAACCGTAAACAATCTCTAGAAAAGTTGAGGATGACAAATGCTCAAATCGTTATGGGACACCTTGAGCTTGCTGGTTTCGAAATGTATAGAGGCAGTATCGTCTCTCATGGTGATGATCGCCACCTCTTTGATCGTTTCGATATGGTGCTTAGTGGTCATTATCATCACCGTTCCAGTGATGGCAGCATATTTTACTTGGGTAGCCATGCGGAGTTTACGTGGTCTGATTATGACGATCCTCGAGGCTTTCACATTCTTGATACCGAAACGAGGCAGTTGACTTTTATCGAAAATCCATATAAAATGTTTGCTAAGGTTTGGTATGATGATGTAACAGAAGGCAAAGAGCCAGAGAAGTATAACCTAGATGCTTTGCGAGGTAAGATCGTCAAAGTTATTGTTACAAATAAATCAAACCCCTACCGCTTCGATCAGTTCATCAATCGTCTTGAAGGACTTGGGTTGATTGATATGCAGGTTGTTGACGATCATCTTAACTTGAATCTTGAAGAAGATACTGATATCGTCAACGAAGCTGAAAGCACGATTGACATCTTCAAGAAGTTTATTGAACAAGTACCTTCGCAAAATATAGATAAAAAGAGGCTTGAGCAAACGATCGTCGAGCTATATAATGAGGCGCTAACAATTGAGTAAGCCCACTATCATACATATTAACAGAAACATTATTCAGCGAAATGCGAAACACAATCTTGAAGAGCCAGTGTGTCGTGTTGAGAAAAATGGTGTTGTTCGGTATTGTATGGAAGTTGAAATAAAAGGTCCATCGCATATGATATACAGCCCGAATAAGCCACGTCCTTGTGGCGCTAAACTTTGGATTGAAACCTATGCTGATGTTGAATTGATAGGTGAGAAAGTTTGATCGTATTTAGAAAACTTCGCTGGAAAAACTTTTTGTCTACGGGCAATTTGTTTACAGAACTTCAGCTTGACAAACACAACACAACTCTAATCGTTGGTGAGAATGGTGCAGGTAAGTCTACCATTCTTGACGCATTGTCATATGCTCTGTTTGGCAAAGCATTCCGTAACGTCAACAAGCCACAGCTGTTGAACAGTATCACGCAGAAAGCTCTCGTTACAGAGATCGAGTTTGACGTAGGTAAAAACAGCTATAAGATTATTCGTGGTATGCGCCCGAATGTTTTCGAAGTATACATGAACGACAACCTTCTCAATCAGTCTGCTGAGATGAAAGATTATCAGGAGATCCTCGAGAAGCAAATCCTCAAGATCAATCACAAGTCATTCTGTCAGGTTGTTGTTCTTGGTAGCGCTACGTTTCAACCATTTATGCAGCTAGCTGCTGGTCGTCGTCGTGAAATTATTGAAGACTTGCTAGACCTTCAAATCTTTACAACTATGAATACGCTACTGAAAGAAAAGGTAACTCTTAATAATGAAAAAACTTCTGATATTCTTTCTGAACAGAAAGTTATCAATGAAAAAATAAAACTAATTAAACAACATTTGCTAGAAAAACAAAATAGCAACGATCAAATTTTAGAAGAAAAACTAACGCGGATCGAAGAAACGCAAAAACATATCGAAGAAGCAACTACTCGTGTTAAAGAAATTAATGATAAGATTGTTGAATTAACTAAGCAAACTAATGAAGCTGATTGTTTGAATCGTAAAGTCGAGAAGATCAAAAAGCTACGTATTCAGCTTGATCATAAAGTTGAATCGATGAATGATGAAATTAAATTTTTAAAAGAACATGAAGACTGTCCAACTTGCAAGCAGCATATTGCTGAAGAGTTTCGTGATAGCACTATTACTGAGAAACAAACACAAATTCAAACTATTCAAGATAACTATCCTGAATTGATTAAACAGTTTGAAGAAACAAATAAGCAAATTGCCGAAATTATGGAAATACAGTCTCAGATCACTGAGAATAAGATGGAACAGCATCAGCTAAAAACACGTATTTCTTCTTGGCTGGATTATGCCAGTATTCTTGAAAAAGAGATCAACGAGATCAATAAAAAAACACAAGAAGAAGATGATATTAAAATTGCTGATCTAGAGAAAGAACTCGAAGAGTTTCAAATTAAATTTAACGAACTCGCTGAAGAGAAAAATATTCTTTCTGCTGCTTCATACTTACTCAAGGATGGAGGCATCAAAGCGAGGATCATTAAACAATATGTCCCTGTTATTAATCGCCTTATCAACAAGTATTTGTCTGCTATGGACTTTTTTGTACAGTTTGAGCTTGACGAAGAGTTTAACGAAACAATTAAATCGCGCTTTAGGGATGAATTCAGTTACGCGTCGTTTTCTGAAGGAGAAAAGATGCGAATCAATTTGGCTGTGCTTTTTACTTGGAGGGCTGTTGCTAAACTCCGTAATTCTATCAGTACTAATCTTCTTATCATGGACGAAGTTTTCGATAGTTCCCTAGATTCGAACGGCACTGAAGAGTTTATGAAGATACTAAATCAATTGACACAAGACACGAATACGTTTATTATTTCTCACAAGGGCGATCAGCTCGTCGACAAGTTTTCCAACGTTATCAGATTTGAAAAGAAACAAAATTTCTCTAAGATTGCGGCATGACAAGTTGGCGTTTGTGGGCGAAAGCTCTTGGTGAAAAGTCTGGTAAAGATAACAATGAAGCAGATCAGATAGCACTAATCCGTACAATCATTGTATTGTCCTATCTAATCACGAATGGGTTTATCATAGCAGGAGTAATCAGACATTGGTAATGAAATTAATAGATGGCGAAGATCAAATTTTACGCGAACCATGTAAAGAGTTCGATTTCCTCAGTCCTCCATTCGAGCCGATAGAATATGCCAAAGCGTTGGTTAAGTTTATGTATGACAACAATGGTTATGGTATTGCTGCCTCTCAGGTCGGAGATCCATATCGTATTTTTGCTATGCGTGGTCATCCCGAGAATTTTGTTTGTATCAATCCCAAAATTCTTAGTACAAGTGACGAAACGATTGTTCTTGAGGAAGGATGCCTCTCGTTCCCGAATCTAATAGTTAAGGTTAAACGACCAAGACATATTCGTGTTCGATTCTACACGCCGAACGGTGATGTACGTACAGAAAAGTTTACAGGTATGTCTGCGCGAGTGTTTCAACATGAAATGGATCATCTTGACGGAATGCTTTACTTTAATCGCGCTTCGAGGTATCATAGAGATATAGCAATGCGTAAGTGGAGAAATTCGTGAATATCTTTTACATTGACCACGATCCTGTGCAAGCTGCGCAGTGGATGGTCGATAAACATGTTGTTAAAATGATTCTCGAGTCAGCACAGTTGCTTTCGACCGCACATCGTTTGCTAGACGGTACGGAAGTCGAAGGTAAAAGCGCATCTGGTCGCAAAGCTCGCCGCTGGGTTCTTGCTGACGAGCGCGATGATGTTATCTATCAGGCAACACATATCAATCATCCATCAGCTGTCTGGTGTCGTAAGTCTGTTGAAAACTACAACTGGCTTGTCGATCATTTTTATGCATTAATGGCTGAGTATACTCATCGTTACGGCAAACAGCATAAATGCTACGGCGATTTGTCTTACATGCTACAGTCGCCGCCGAAGAATCTACAAGAGTGGGATTGGACGCCGATGCCTTCCGCAATGGCTGAAGAGTATATTGTTTCGGAAGATGCATTGACAAACTACAGAAATTATTATATACTTGGTAAAGCTAGAATGCATAAATGGACTAACCGTCAACCGCCAGAATGGATTAATCAATGAGTAATTTTTACAATGATGTACGCGACTTTCATATTGCCTTTTCTCAGCCCGTGGGAGATTCTCCAAATCTTCCTGATGAAAACGAACGTCATCTTCGCAAAATTCTTTTACAAGAAGAAGTAGATGAGTATCTAAATGCAGAGCTTGAACACGATATTGTTGAAATTGCAGATGCCTTGGCTGATATCATTTACATTGCATGCGGTACTGCTGTATCTTATGGGATTCCTCTAGACAAAGTGTTTGAGGAAGTGCATCGTTCGAACATGGCAAAGCTGGTTGATGGTAAGCCACTCAAGCGAGAAGATGGTAAAGTAATCAAGCCAGTAGGTTGGACAGCGCCAGATATTGCTGGCGTATTAAAAAGATCACACCAATAAAATCTTTGACAAATTTTGCAAATCGGGCTATAATGTTAGATATATAACGTTATAGTGACCACACAGCATAGGATAACTTACATGGTTAAAGTACTAATTCGTAAAAAACACGACGCAGAACATACACTCGGCACGTTTATCACATGCGCAGAGTATACTGATCTTATCGTAACTGAAGATTGCGATCTTTACGCAGAGCATGCTGTTGACCCCACGCATACTTCAGAAGAAAATATAATCTTTAAGTTTCGCAAAAACGTCTTTACAAAAGAAGAACTTGATCGTTGTTATAAAGGATTGCGCGCAGCTGCTACTGAATCGCAGAACCGTGGCTTGGCTGCGGGTCCACGTGGCGATCAACTTGGTCAGGAAGGACGTGGTAATCGTGACTGGGTGACTGCTGAACACTTAGAGATTCTCTCGTTTCTTGCTCGTCCGCTAAACACCATTGATGACGGTACAACAATTGAAACGATTCGCGAGAGTCATAAAGTTATAAACAAAGAAGAAACTCGCGGGCAAGTTTGGTTACGTTCTGAAGTAACAAAGAAGTATCCTGAGTATCACGGCTGGTTTGATAAGTGGCTTGCTGGTTTACATAATATGTCTCGCGAAGAACAGCGAGTTGAAGCGCAATATATTATTGACAACTATATCAGCGACACTAACTATGCGCAGTCAGTAATGTCTGGTATTGCTGGATACTTTGATCGTTATCCGCGTATTCCTTACGGTCGCGCGACTTCATACACCGAAAAAAATCCTGAAGACTTTGCTGAGTCGTTTCCATTCCTTAATAAATTGAATGATCAGTTCCGCGAGTTGCTTCCAGTTCGTTGGGGGAATCAACGCGCCGAAGCTGACAAGCTGGATCCTCGTTTCTTGATTGACGGCACAGTGTTTACTACTCTTACTGTTAATCATAACTGGCGCACTGCTTGTCACCGCGATGCTGGCGACTTAAATGAAGGGTTTTCTAACATCTGCGCTCTAGGTAAAGGATGGCGGGGTGGTGAATTTATTCTTCCTGAATATCGTATTGCTGTTAAGCTAGCTCCTGGCGATATGTTGCTCGTAAATAATCATGGCGGTATTCATGGTAACGATGAGCTTATTGGTGATGATAATGATCGCATGACGATTGTTGCATACTTCCGCGAGAAGATGGTAGATCTCAAGTCTTGGGATTATGAGCAGCTCCGTAAGAAATATATTGATGAGCGTCGCTTAAATCAAAATCACAAGTACTGGCGTCCTCTGTGGAACGGTGTCAATCCTAACATGTTTAAAGAACAAGAGTGGTATGATTATATGAAGGCGCATAATATCCAAGATCCATTCGCTGAAGAAGAAACTGCTACTCTTGAAGGTTTCTTTGCGTGAGAGTTGCAAAAATTTGTAATGAGTGGGAGCTTACGTTCAATCAGCTGAAAAGCGAGAATGACGTAAGCCTCCACAATCGTTCATATCTTCATTATGCTGCAGATCACTCAGATCTTGTCTCGGCTAAGTGCTGGGCTACAAAATGGTTGTTAGATGATATTGTTGATATGAAACAAAAATATTCTGTTAGAGAATATATGGCAGGTATTGGAATACAAACTCTTTTAATACAAAAGATGTTCAATGTTGATAAACATATTGTCGGAGAACTTGATGAAGATTGCATCAACCATTTAAAGTCAAACAATTGGGACCCCGAACCAGTATTCCTTCATCAGAATGCATTTGATAGTGCAAAAGAAGAAGATAATAGCGACCTAAAATTTTTAGATCTACCTAATTCTAGTATTTTACAGACCACAACAAAGTGGAAAGATATCTTCTATAAATTGTTTGAGTCTAAGCCGAAGCTGGTTGTATGGACAGACACTTCCGTAACTTATCCGATGTCTATTCATGGTGAAAAGTATGGAAAAATTTTTGGCGCTAAGATAGAAAATAAAAATGATTATGTAAACGCATATTCTGCTTGGCTTTTTCGCACTTTCAGTTATAATATAAAAAGAGCTGCATTTCGAGGAAACAACGCAGTATACTTCGCCGCAGTCCCTTACGAACAGCAAACAGAAATGAAACATTTTCCTTTAGCTGATTATTCAGATGGTTTCTATTTTATCGGAAATGAGAAAATAACTCTTGACAACTTCTTCTGAACAAATTATCGGTCGCTGGTCCGAACTCAATCAAACACCAGAAGTTAGTGATCTACGAAATGGCTTCGACTTCCGTCAGCCAATTTATCGTCGCGAAGTTTTTTTGCGGTTCTATGAGTATCACCTAAAGTATAAGTCGCATCCTGGCGCAGTTTATTTTGCCATGCCGTACCTTGCTAAGAAGTTTGGTATGTCTATGGAAGATAAGCTATGGCTTGCGTTCGTCAATGGTTGTTCACAGAACATTGTAACGACCCATACGATCCTGAAGAAGTTTCCTACTCTCAAGGATCTTAATATCAACGAGCTTGATGACTGGTGGACTAACAATCAGCACAAGTTCAAGGCGGGGTTCGGTTGGGACACTGATAGAAAGTATTTCAAGTTCGGCAAGACTGGTTTTCCTAACTGCGTTCGTTCTTACAAGCAGAACGTAGATAAGTTCGGTTCTCAAGTCCAGCTGTTCAACCATTTGACCGACAGCAACGATAAGTATAAGAACTTCGAAAAGTGCTGGGACTATGTGCGCAAGAACTTTATGTCCTTCGGCAGACTATCGGCATTCTCTTATCTTGAGTACTTGCGTATTCAAGGTTTGAATATCGATTGTAATAACTTGTTCCTAGAAGATATTGATGGCTCCCGCTCTCATAGAAACGGTCTCTGTAAGGTTCTGGGGCGTGATGATCTTGACTGGTGGAAGCAAGATCTCAAGTACGATCAAAAAACAATCGAGTGGTTGAAGAAAGAAGGTGAGTTGCTTCTTGAGGAAGCTCGCGCTAGAATTGATCATGAAGACGTCAGCTACTTTACTCTAGAGTCGACTCTTTGCTGCTATAAGTCTTGGCATCGCCCTAATCGTCGTTACCCGAACGTATACATGGATATGTTTCATGACCGCATAAAGTATGCAGAGTCAGAGTGGGGTAAGAACTACGAGTTGTTTTGGGAGATGCGTGAAGAGTGTTTGCCAGTTCATTTGAGACTAGAAGATAATCCGAACGATCCTGGATTAACAAAAGAAAAACAAAATCACTATCTTGAAACAGGACAAGTGATTATGATGGATAGAGAGTGGAGTTGTTTTTCTAACGACTTCAGTAAACCCAAAGGGGTTGAATCTTTTATGGAGCTAACATGAAAATTATTGCTATTGGTGGCGAACCAGGATGCGGTAAGACCACGTTGATGAAAAAAATCATCGAACATTTCGAAGTTGAACCGAAGTATGATGAGTTTAAGTTAGTTCCTTACCTTCAAAAAGGTAACATTTATATTCTAGGTAAGTATGAAGAGGGACACGTTTTTGCTGGAACTGACCGAATGAGTATGGCTGTTCAACCCGAGGCAATTAAGTTTCTTTCAACATTACCAACTGACTCTATCGTCCTGTATGAAGGCGACCGACTATTCACAGCATCGTTTCTTGAAGATTGCCTTGACAAGTATGATCTAGACATTGTTTATCTTTCAACTGATAAAAATATTCGTACACAGCGTTATGCTGAACGTGGGAGTGAACAAGATGAAACTTGGTTGCGCGGTAGAGAAACTAAGATCTCTAACATTCTCACTAACATGAATCTACTATTCAATGTTAGCAAATATAATAATAACAACCTAGAAGAACAAAACTTAGTATTTGGTGAAATCCTAAAGATTATGGAGTGAAAAATGTCTATTGACAATGAGATCAATGTAAGCTATAATACAACAAATAACAATAGTTACTCAGTTAATGTTGAAGTTAATCCTGCTTCTACGATTGAAACCGTAACTAATATTTCTACTGTTAATTTTGCTGATGTAATTTATACCGATAGCGATACAACCACCGCTGTAGATTTTAGCCAAGGGAGTGACACCGTGACAGTAACACATTCAACACCTGAAGAAAAAATTTCTTACAAATACGCAGAAGATCGTATTATTTCCGACTTCAAACGCTATATAGATAAGACGTATGGTGCTCACTATCAAACTGAGAATAACGTCCAAGCATTTGATGCGTGGATTGCGCTCGGTGAAGCAACTCCTACTTTTCGAAACACTGCAGTAAAGTACCTGTGGCGCTATGGTAAGAAGGATGACAACAATAAAGAAGATTTGATGAAGACGCTACACTATACGCTCATGTGTCTTTACAATGATCACTATAAGGATGTTAAGTAATGGAAATTAAAATTGATCTTGATAAGCTAAGGGCAAACAAACTATTCGTAGCAACGCCGATGTATGGTGGTCAGTGTGCTGGTATGTTTGCTAAGTCTACTGCCGACCTTTCCGCTCTCTGCACTCATCACGGTATTCCGATTCAATTTTACTATTTGTTTAATGAGTCGTTGATTACTCGCGCTCGTAATTATTGCGCTGATGAGTTTATGCGTTCTGATGCGGAACATCTTATGTTTATTGACTCCGATATTGGTTTCAATCCCCAGGACGTTCTCGCTCTTATGGCGATGCAAGCCAATGAGCCAGAGAAGTACGACATCGTTGGTGGTCCGTATCCTAAGAAGTGCATAAGCTGGGAAAAGATCAAGCATGCAGTTGACAAGGGTGTTGCCGATCAAGATCCTAACGTCCTTGAGAAGTTCGTTGGTGATTATGTTTTCAACCCGAAGGGTGGTCAGCAGTCAATTCAGATCAGTGAACCTTGTGAAGTGCTTGAGATTGGTACGGGCTTTATGATGGTTAGTAAGCAAGCTATGAAGAAGTTTGCTGAAACATATCCTCAATATAACTACAAGCCCGATCACGTTCGCACTGCTGCTTTCGATGGCTCGCGTGAGATTATGATGTACTTCCAGGCTGAAGTTGATCCGAAGTCGAAGCGATATCTTTCGGAAGATTATTGGTTCTGTCAGAAGGCGCAGGAAGCTGGACTCAAGACATGGTTCTGTCCATGGATGAAGATGCAACATGTTGGTTCGTATATCTTCGGTGGCTCTCTCGCTGATCTTGCATCGATTGGTGTTTCTGCCACTGCTGATGTTGCTAAACTTGGTAAGACAAAGAAGTAAGGAGACTATATTATGAAACTCGACGCAAAAACCGTGAATGTTCTTAAGAATTTTTCTACAATCAATCCTTCAATGTTGTTCCGCGAAGGTAACACGTTGAAGACTATTTCTCCAACCAAGACTGTAATGGCAAAGGCTAATATTGATACACCTATCAATAAGAAGTTTGCTATCTATAATCTTGGTAAGCTACTCAGCACTCTTTCTTTCTATGACAATCCTGAGATTGAGTTGCGCGACCAGAACCTCGTAATAAGCAATGGTAATGGTAGCTCGACTACTCTCGCATACGCGGATGAGTCAACAATAAAGACTCCACCCGATCGAGAAATTACTCTCCCGTCTGTTGATGCCGAGTTTAAGATTTCTAACAGCGCACTCACAAACATCATGAAGATGCTTGGTACTCTTGGGCTTCCTGAGATTGCTATCGTTGGCGATGGTTCTAATCTTTTGGTAAGCGCACTTGATTCTAAGAACGCAGGTAGCGAGTGTCATACTGAAAAGGTTGGTACTACTAACAAAACATTCCGCGCTATCTTCAAGGCAGAAAATATCAAACTCATTCCTGGCGATTATGATGTTGCTGTTTCCTCTAAGGGAATTTCGCACTTCAAGGGCGCAGAAGCAGAATACTGGATTGCAGTCGAGCAGAACTCAACGTTCTGATTTGACTTTTGACTTGGGAGGGGCTATAATGGTTCCTCCCACTTTTTTGTTATGGAGAACTACACATGATTGATTTTTTCAAGCGTGTTAATATGATTCCTGTTGTGAATAGGAATATCGCAAATAATCTCACCAAAGATGTTTTCGGTAACCTCTCAGTAAAATTGAAGCAGTGTTCGTCTTGTTTGGTGTTTCAACCATACAGCAATTTCTACTTCAAAGCTGGAAAGGGAAATACACATAGGGATAGTATCCTATCTCGTGATCTTCGTTCGCATTGTATTCGTTGTTACGATTATTTGAACACGACATACAACAAAGGTGCGCGACCGAAGTATCATCCGACTAGAACTCTAGATGATTTTATTTGTGAAGAGGTGAATAAGGATGCTTGAACAATTTCTCTGGGTCGAAAAGTATCGTCCCAAGACTGTAGCCGAAACTATTCTTCCTGCTGAATTGAAGGCAACCTTCCAGCAGTTCGTTGACCAAAAACAAATCCCAAATCTTATTCTATCGGGCAGTGCTGGTGTTGGTAAAACGACAGTGGCGAAAGCTATGCTTGAAGAGCTTGAATGTGATTACATCGTCATCAATGGATCTATGAATGGCAATATCGACACCCTGCGAAACGAAATTAACAATTTCGCATCTACCGTATCTTTTTCTGGCGGGCGCAAGTACGTCATCCTTGACGAGGCAGATTACCTCAACGCCAATTCTACCCAACCAGCACTACGAAATTTCATGGAAGAGTTCTCCAGAAATTGCGGTTTCATTCTCACCTGCAACTTTAAAAATAGAATCATTGAACCGTTACATTCTAGGTGCTCTGTCGTAGATTTCAAGATCGGCAAGAAGGACATGGCAAAGCTCGCTGCTGAATTTATGCAGCGCGCATGCGATATTCTTCAAAAAGAAAATGTTGATTATGATAAGAAGGTAGTTGCCGAAGTTATCATGAAGCATTTTCCTGATTGGCGGCGAGTGCTTAATGAGTTGCAGCGTTATTCTGCGACAGGCAAGATTGATAGTGGCATCCTTGTTGATCTTGATGATGCTTCATTCAAGCAGCTGATTAAGTATGTAAAGGAAAAGAACTTTACTGAGATGCGTAAGTGGGTTGGTCAAAACATCGACTCTGATTCAAGCACGTTGTTTCGTAAATTTTATGACGATGCATCTAGTCTGTTGAAGAAAGATTCGATTCCTCCGCTGGTTGTACTTATTGCGCGCTATCAGTATCAGGCAGCATTTGTTGCTGATCATGAGATCAACTTCATGTCATTTTTGACGGAGGTTGCTGCGGAGCTAGAATTTCAATGACCCCATTTGACATAGCAGACGCAGTTAGATCAACAAAGAAATATCTAGCTGAGGAAGAACTTCCGAAAGGTATGTTCATGGTGAACAGGGCGCTCTCTTACCAGAGAGATGCTCTGTTTTATGCACAGGAAATGAACCTGAATCCTCAGCTAGATTCTCGCCTCCAGTTCGACTTCCTCTATCATAGTATCAGAAAGAATACTACGAAGAGCAAGGGTAAGTGGGGTAAGAGAGAAAAAAACACAGATATCGAACTGATTATTGAGTATTATGGCTATAACTACCAGCGAGCTATAGAAGCCTCTAGAATCCTAAATAAAGAGCAGTTGTCTTATATTAAGCAAAAGCTCTATCGAGGTGAGTAATTCGCTATGTTCATTAAGAACAACAAAAAATTGAATGGGGTAGTTAATGTCAATTATAGATTCGCTAGTGGAAGTGAAAATTGCTGAGCAAGAGGACTTCCTAAAAATTAAAGAAACGCTGACTCGCATCGGTGTAGCTTCTCGTAAAGAGAAAAAGCTATATCAGTCTTGTCACATTCTCCATAAGCAGAGCAAGTATTACATTGTTCATTTTAAGGAGCTTTTCGCTCTTGATGGCAAACCCTCTAATTTTTCAGATGAAGATAAGGGTCGCCGCAACACGATTGCAAAGTTGTTAGAAGATTGGGGTCTTATTAAAGTTGTTGACGAAGCATCGATTGATAACCCAAAGACGCCTATGAGCCAAATTAAAATTCTTACTCATAAAGAAAAAGATGGGTGGGAGTTAGTTGCAAAATATAACATAGGACGTAAGAAAACCTGATTTTGGAGATTTGTTATGATATTTTGGAAAAAGAAAAAGTATGTGCCCGATGACGAGAGGCTTCTTAAAGTAATCAAAATTTTGTTTCCGCCTCTTGAAGTTGCTAGAACACCAGACGGCACAAAGTATCACATCGACTATTCTATAGATTCAAATTTAGATGCAGTGTTGATGGATTTGCAAGAAGGCAACAATGATACTGCTTGTCACAAAACACTAGAAAGTTGCGTCAAGAAATTAAATGAAGTTCGTCGCGTATTAGAGGCATACGCAGAAATGGACGCCGAAGCAAAGTACCTAATTGTTGACAACGGCGAAGCTGACGCTGATCTTGACCTAGAGAATATCCAAATCCAAAAATAGCTTTACTTTTATCGCGAATCGCGGTATAAATGAAAGTCAACTAAACAGGAGAAAAATATGCTCGAGCTTGGCTATATTTTTGAATCCTTCCGTAAGCTAGACAATGCTATGGACAAGGTCGAGTTTATTAGGGGATTACAGGAGCTAAACCTTCCGTACGACCTTAACTATGAAAACTTGATCGCGGCTTGGGCGCGCAAAGCAGAGCTTGAGTCACCTGTAGCTTAACTATAATTTAAAGCTAGACCATAAAAAAAGTATGGTCTAGCTCTTTTTTTCCTTGTTTTAATTCTAAACTAGCGGTAGAATAAGAATATGGGAAAGGATGTAAAAATGACTCGTTTACCGCAATCATCTGTCGAGGCTATGCGCCTTATTGCTAAGACCCAGTTTCGTCCGTTCGATAAGAGCGACTTTATGGCTTGGTCGGGCTGTAATTCCGATGAGCCGTTTATCGGCGAATTTGAAGACATTATCGTTATCCTCGATGGTGACGCTGTAGTTTTCAATCGCTATAGCGAAGATGACGTTGAGTGGACCATTTTCAACCTTAGCTATAACGACGAATCTTATTGAAAAAAAGTCCTTGACATAATTCCCGAACGGCGCTATACTGGTAATAGTTAAGGAGAGTGAAATGTCTACGTACGACTGTTTCGTTGTGTTTGGTCCGCTTCTCGCCTTTGTTACGCTTCTGTCTATCGGCTTCGGCGTTGCTAGCTACCTCAACTTCAAAGAAGGAATCCGCTAATGTCTGGTCTTAGTCTTCTCGTTTCCGACAGCTGCGGCGTCTATATCCCGCTGCGTTTCGTCACCGACATGGATTTGGCTCAATGGAGCGGCATTAAGGATGAGGACGTAAAGATCCTCGAAGCTGGTCCCGACGCCGAGTGGTATTGGGAAGCATGGGACAGCGTCCTTGGTTCCGCTTACGCTACCATCAACGGTAAGGTTTGGCGTTTGTCGCAAGACGGCGATCTTTGGGCTTACTGCGAAGAGCTGATGACCGATGAGGAATACGAAGGTTTCTTTCAACGGGAGCGTGACTATGTCTGATGTTGAAATGCTTCGCGACGAGCTTTACCGTCGCCTTGACGATGCGCGTCGTGCTTCTGCAGTTAAGGTTGAGCCCGATGACGAATTCAATCTTGGCATCAACTGTCGTCTTGCCAACGAAGAAATGTGGCTGCTTGAGCTTCTCCATAAGCTCGAAATGAGCTATTGACTTATATTCAATCCCGCGCTATGATATGTCTATGGTTGATGAGGGAAACAAGATGTCTCGTGAATTTACGTCTCGTATGATCGAACTGCTAAACGATGGTCTGTTCAACAAGGATGATCTAATCGTCGATCTTCTCAACTTCTTGACTGAAGACGAGGTTAAGTGTTTCGTCAAGCGCCAAGATTTCTATGGTTTCGAAGATCTCGGTCATAAGTCCAGCTGGTTCGACTACGACGAAGATTTCCTTGAACGTGACGATGACAATGCTCTTGAAGAGGAGTTCAACTGATGCGTTTCGATGACTATTCCTTCGAGCTGACAGCCAAAGCTGTCTATCACATGAACGACTCTGCGCAAGAGTTGTACGATAATCCTGATCAGCTCCAGGATTTTATGGTATCCATGGCTTACCAGTACGGTCGTAACAGTACTTCTTTCGCCACTGGTGGCTTCTGCTTGTCGTTTTCGCCTTCTTCTGTCGATCGCGAAGATGTGTACGTTTCAGCTTCGGTGCAGCCATATCTTGTTATGAAGTATATCGAAGCTGTTACTAATCGTCTTGACACCATCCGTTCGCTGGCAGCTTAATCATGACCATGCATCTTCTTCCTGCGTTTGTTACAACAACAAACTCGCGTAAGCGTAAGAGTAAGATGACTGGTAAACAGAAGCTGCAGCAGCTCGCGCATCAGCAGTGGGTACAGTCTATGACCAAGGGTCAGCGATCCGATAAAAAAGTGCTTGACAAAATGTGGCGTCGCGAGTATACTAATAATATGGTGGTTGATCGTTCTGACTACGTTAGCGCTGGTATGACTCCTGGCTCTGCCGCTAAGAACGATCCCAAGGTTTACTCTGGCGAGCGCAAGCTGCTGGGTATTGCTACGATGCACAAGTCAAACATGGTTCCCGTGTTTGCCAAGTCCGACGCTGAAGATATCGCTAAGATGAGGAGAGGTTAAGATGGATTATATCTCTATTCAAGCCCAAGATCTGAGTGGCGTGTGGCGTACGTATCGCAACGTGCAAAATAACTCGCAGCGTATCCTGTCTGAAATGCAGGATCTCCAGCGCCAGTTCCCTAATTTTCGAATTCGTGCCGTCGATGCTGACGGACGAGTAGTTGACATACTCTGACAGCTGTCAACTTATTTTGTAATGTAGCAGATGGTCTGTTACAATATTCTATGGAGAAGTGAAGCATATGACTAAGACGAATCAGGTTCTCGCTGCCCTCAAGTCTGGCGAGCAGCTCACCGCCAATCAGATCGCCGCTCGTTACAGCGTCGGCAATCCGCACGAGGTTATCCGTTCTCTTCGCGAGAAGGGCTATGCGATCTACCTTAACGAGTGCACCAACTCTCGTGGTGAGACCACGCAGAAGTATCGCCTCGGCAAGCCTTCGCGTAAGATGGTTGCTGCTGCTTATTCAGTATTCGGCAACGCTGCCTTCGCTGGCTAATTAAATTTGTGGAGAGGGGTTGACTTTTATCCCTCTCCGCACTATACTAAATACTTCGCTGTTTGACAATAGATCAAAGTTGAAATGACCGTAAAGGTTGTTTCTTCATGGATACGCCAAGGCATTGATCGTGCCTCGCTCTGGCAGCAGCTACACCTTTGGTGTGGTGGACGGCTTCAACACCGTTGGCGTATCTTTGAAGAAACAATTTCCGTGTGTAGCGCAGCCTGGTAGCGCATCTGGTTTGGGTCCAGAGGGTCGGGAGTTCGAGTCTCTCCACACGGACCATTATACGTTCTTCTTCTTATTCTGTTCGGAAGATAGAGCTTGGAATGAGCAGAACGGGGTATGAGTCCCAAGAACAGTCCAAATTTATACGTGCACCGCAAGACACAATTACGCTGAAAAGGATTTAGTCACCCGAGTAGAGCGTATGGAAACTTGTGCCTCTGGGTGTAACAGTGACTCGTTACATTCGTTAGAGACAGAGGGCGCTGTTACCGAGCAGCTGGCGAGATGGGAGGACCATCATCGGTAATTATTTTCCCTCATGGCGCAGCGGTAGCGCAGTTGACTGTTAATCAATTGGTCGGTGGTTCGAATCCATCTGAGGGAGCCAGAACGAGCCCTTTAGCGTTGAAACAGACTAGGGTGATGGTAAATGATTCTCTCCTATCCTGCAGGACTAATAGGAGACGCTTAAATAGCCATCCGTCGCCAGACTACGATAGTGTCTGGAGCTTTTCGCGGGATTAGCTCAGTGGTAGTAGCGTCTGCTTTACACGCAGAATGTCGGGAGTTCGACCCTCTCATCCCGCACCAGTTTGCCAGCAATAGAGT